ATAACCTTCTTTCATTCTTTTCTTTGCAATCGCCTTACCGATTGCCTTACGACGATTATGCAGATACTTATCCGACTTATCAGTGTCACCATCATTATCGATGTCGGAATCTTCTTGACCAACTGCATCCATCGCTTCCTTCATAGCCATCTTAGTTGCGGTTGCGTACATTACTTCTTTAGCTCTTGATCCATAACGTTGTTCAAATCCCTTCTTGGATTTCTTCATACCCTTTACATATTCTTCTCTCTTCTTCATTTCACCTTCGGTCATTTTTTTCTCGTCAATGATTTCGATTTCTTCTTTCATTTCATTGTGCTTTGGATCTTTACCAATTTCATCGAATCTCTTTCTCTCGGTTTCTCTATTAATGGCACTGACAATCTTCGATGATCTTTCCATTGCCTTTTCTTTCTTCTTACCTTTGGAAGCGAGAGCGGTTCTGGCAAGATTACCAGCCTTACGATACATCTTGGACTTGGGAAGATCTTTCTTCTCTTCACCAACCAGTTCAAGTTGTTCCTTCATATCGTCATCGTCATCTTCTTCTTCTTTCTCCTTCGACCAACCACCTTGCATCACACCTCTCATTGGGATCTTTGTCTTCTTACGCTTCTTCTCTGGCATATCACTGCCAAGTTTTTTATCTCTCATACGATCATACTCTTCCTCACCAAGAAACTCTTCACCAAGAAGTTTTTTCTTAGCAAGAGCCTTAACAGGAGCTGAAGCGGGTGAAGAACCCAAGAGGGACATATAAACTTTTTTCACTTCCTCTTTATTTGCACCAGGCTTAACTTTTCCCTTAGCCTTATACTTGATGTCAGAGGCTAACTGTGATGCCTGTTTTTGAATATTTGTAGCACCAGCAGCGTGACCTTTACGCACCGTTGTTGGGGCAGCTTCATGGATGGAAAGGTATGCATCCATTAACGATTTGTCAAGTTTGTTAGAGCTTTCAGGAAACATTTCTCTTGGCACGTTTTCTTCTAAATTTATTTATAAAATTAAGAATGGGTGCGTTGCTTGTAAGACGTTGCACATATTCACGATACTCATCAGTCGCAACTAATCTCTGATCAGAAGGAACACCCGAGACATCTGTAAACTTTTCAGTGATGTCTTTGATCCAAGACTTGAACATAATATTATCTTCGGTTACGGCAATGATGTAATTTGCACCTTTACGAATAATCTTACCAACTAATCCAGTGTTATCGTTCTCAACCAAGTCACCAACCTGAAAGAGATTACCTTTGATGTAATTCTCTCTCAAAGTTTTCCATTCAAACTTAGGAGCGATTCTCCACATTTCAGTTTGAACTTCTTTCTCTTTCACTCCCATATTCTTTCTCAGAGTTGCATATAACTTCTGAGTGTTTTCATCATCAAGGGCTTTGGGTACACCTTTTCTAAAGGTATCAAAATCACCCTTCACGGCAGCTGCACGAAGTTTCGATGCAGACATTCCTTCAACACCCTCAGATTCTGCATCTCTTTCTCCTGCAGAGATCACACGAATGCGATCAAAATCATACAGGTCTCCATTGTATTTGTTTGCAAGATTCTCAAACTCTTTAAGTCGATCAGCACCAACAACGATGTTTACAGTTTTGGCACCACGACCATAGGCACCTTTAAGAACATCAAAGATTGTTTTTGCACTTGGATCATTTACAATATGTTCCGCGTGTTTGGGGAACATTGATTGCATATAGGAGATCTTAGTGTTTGGATCTAATGGATTCTTCTTCGGATCATTTGATCGAGAAGGATAGATGATGTAGTCTCCTTTACCTGCAACTTGTTTTACACGATTCAGAAGTTTTTCGTGACCAACAGTAGGAGGATTGAAACGACCAAATGCAATCGTCAGATCTGCAGCCTCTCCTTCTTTCTTTCGAATCTCTTCTCTTTCAGCCTTTTCTTGTTCTGCAGCAGCTTGTTGTTGTTGAACTCCAATCTCAGCCCTTTCTTGTGGAGTTGGAGGGCGTTGTTTGCCGAAAAACTTTAATTTTCCGTTCACAGTTTTAGCGACAAGATTACCATCACGATCATACCAGTCGCCGTGGCCATCTCCTTTCAAGCCCATTTGTTTGGCTTGATTAGATGCTTGTGTCACAACTTCTGCAATAAATTGACTAAAACTCTTCATTACTTTTTAATATTACAGATCTTTTGTTCGTATATGTAGATATTTATTCTGTCACAATTTCAGATATATTCTTTGACGGTTCTTCCATCTCTCGGGTTGATTGTAATTCTGGCACCTTTGATACCGTGATCACTACGGTCACCTTTATAGACTGCAAGGAAAATTGGTTCGTATCCTCCTGTTATTGAACTACCATTTGCATTTTCGTGAGCAGATCCAATCAGTTTATACAATGATCCTTGTTTAACCAATGTTACTTTTCCTTGTAATGTTACATCCACATTATTGATACCTGGTTGAGAACCAAAGTTCGATCCATATACTGCTAGTTTTTGTAACTTCTCATCTTTAATTTTTCTCCCTAACGTTGATGCTGGTGGTAATCCATTTGGATATCTTCTTTTCAGATCATTGATAAACGCTTGAGTTTCTGGATGTGCAAAGATACCAGGTTCAACTCGTTGTGATGTTCCAGACCATTGTTGAAATCCTCTTGGATTGTTTCCATCTTTGTGTGAAATGTGCCCTACTGGATTTCCTCTCGTATCAACAAAACTAAAGTCAGACTTTGGTGTTCCTTTGGTTGAAGTTACTGATACAACTTCATAGATATTTTTTCCAACTTTGACACGAACAAAATCAGATCCATCCTTTTCTTTGATCTTATCTAATTGTTCATTCAAACTTCTTACTTCTGCATCTTCCGCAGCGGTTGTTCTCTGTGTTCTACCAGAGAACTCAGAGTCTTTATAAAGATCAGTAAGTCTTATTTGACCTCTTGTTGAGGTGGGTAAGACAATACTTGTACCTTGTTTATACAGTTCAAGACCTTTAAGATCTTTGACTGTTTTTGCAATTGATTTATCTAACTTTACTTTCTTTCCATTACCATTTGCAACGATAAAATCTTTACCAGTTTTTATCCTGTTGAGAAAGATATTAAAGTTATTTCTTTTGTTAAGTTCTGCAGGTGATAATCCAGCCATTGGATACAAAAAGACCCCTTCTAGTATTTAGAAGGGGGTTGTATCATCGATCGTCAGATGCTCGATTTTCAGAGAAGTAAACATCAAAAGCACCTTCAGGATAACGCTTGAGAAGTTTTTGAACATTACGAGCAACAACATCATCAAGTGTCGTATCCAGTGCCATACAAGCTTGGGCAACATACCACATAATATCACCCAGTTCAATGATCAAGTGTTCACGATTATCTTCGGTATAGGGTTTACCTTGGAACACCATCTTCTTCACGATCTCCATAAACTCACCACCTTCGGCATTGATACCAACGGCAGCGGTCAGAAGTCGTTCAATATTCGCACCTTTTTCATCCAGAGCAACTAGACGATCAGAGAGGGCAAGAAAGTCTTTCGATGCATCAGAAGTTACAGCATCTACAAACTCGGCATACTTATCAAAATTAACGTGTTTTGCGGTTTCCATCAAAACTTAAATCCCTCGAACTTTTTAGTAGTTTTTCTTTCTTCAGTATTATACTCTTCATCTTGACCATTGTCAAGAATGTCGTGTTGTGCTGATTGTTCACAATCATACAGTCTCATCTTTGCACGATCAATACCAACAACAAATCGTTTGTTGATCGTGGGATCGTTATAACGATTCTTCAATTGTTTCACCATAATCTGACCCAGTTGTTCCAACTCTTCTGTACTGATGAGAGCAAACATAAGATCGGCGGTAGCAGGAAGACCGAACGATTCTGAAGTGTCAGTGAGTTCAACGTCAGAAGAACCATATCCAGAACGAGTGGTCTGAGTGGCAGAAACAATCGGAACATTAAATTCAACGGCGAGACCCCTAAGTTCCTCAGCAATTGACTTGACAAATGTGTAGGAATTGATATTACTATTACCACGGTATCTGGACGATGCACAGATATTCAGATAATCGATAAAAATAATATCAGGTCTAAATGACTTCTTAAGAGCAAGTTCATTAAGAAGGGCTTTGAAGTGACCACTATGGGCAGAGGCAGTTGGGTATTCTTTAATGATCAACGATCCTTGTGTTTTCTTTGCAAGGTTGTTTACCTTGGTTTCAAACATTTGTTTGGGGAGATCGATGATTTCCTGAATGTTGACGTTAAGAAGGTTGGCGTCAATTCTTTCAGCAATTCGTTCCTCCGCCATTTCAAGAGTGATGTACAAAACGTTCCGGCCTTGCAATAGGACGGAAGAAGCCAAGTGGCACATAAAGAGACTCTTTCCGACACCCGTACCAGCCAGAGCGATATTGAGAGTCTTATTAGGTAAACCACCTTTTGTGATCTTGTTAAAGTAATCCAGGTCGAACTCGATTCGGTCTTCCTTCTTGTGATACGATTCATAACGTTGTTCGTAGTCTTCTAAGTAATCGTGACCAATGTGTTTGTTAAATGATACGGCTAAGGCCTTTGAGAGAATATCTGGAATAGCATCTCTTGTCTTCTTTGGATTCTCGTCGTT